CTTCAGCTACTAGTATACCAGAAAATAAGGATTTCGCTTTGGAGCCATCTAATTGGTTTAAAGCAACTAATACCGTTAGTTTCACACCAAGTGGTGCGATACCAAGTGGCAACACCCCTATAGCAAGCCAACACTTTGATTTAGGTAATGAAGATGTTGAAATGGATATAACGGATTTTGTAAACGACTACATCACAACAACTGGCGCGACAACTGGTACAACCTATTATGGTTTTTGTTTAAAATTTAGTGACGATATAGAGGCTTTAGATTACTCAGTGGAACAAAAAAACTTTGCCCTTGGTTTATTTACAAGGCATACACAAACATTTTTCGAACCATTCATTGAAACACAATATAATGACCATATAGAAGATGACCGAGTTACTTTCTATTTAGCTAAAAATAATAATTTATTCTTTTATTCAGTTATAGACGGTAAATTACAAAATTTGGATCAACTACCAACATGTAAAATTAATAACGTTAATTACGTGGTAAAACAAAAAACAAAAGGTGTTTATTATGCTGAAGTTTATGGTGATGAAAATGTTTATACAAGCTATACAGAATATAATGACATTTGGTCTAATATTGTCTACAATGGACAAGCCAGACCAAACACAAAATTAAGATTCGTACCGATAGACGCTGATAAATATTATAACTTTAATATAGACGCGTTGGATGACACGAGATACGGTTTATCATTGAGCGGTATTAGGAGAGAAGAAAAATTATCACAGGGTGAGAAAAGAAAAGTTAATATTCTTCTTAGAAAACCGTACACCGTTTCCGAATACTACGTTAGTAGCACAGTTTATTACCGAATGTATGTGAAACAAGGTCCAGCTGTTATAACAATAGTTGATTGGCAGATTGCTAATAAATCTTTTAATAATAACTATTTTACAATAGACACGACCTGGTTAGTTCCGCAAGAATATTTTATCGACATAAAAGTTGAAACAGGTGGGGAAACTTTGATATTCGATAACGAATTAAGTTTTAACATAGTAAATAAAGTCAGATAATTATGTATTTAATTTATATAAACCCCTTAAATAAAGATTTTAAAGGTCAAAACACATACGAATTCATCTTCACAAAAAGACTCGATAGGGTTGAATATGGTGAAGATTGGGACGTACAACCAGCATCCAGTGGTAACCCGACCCCACCAAACATTGAGCAGGTTGAAACCGTTGGTATATTAAAATCCGAGGATATTGAATTATCCCTTGCTATGCACTCAGATACATTTTCAATGTACGACTGTGTGGAAGGTATAATATCTTTGGGATGGGAAACCGAGTCACCAGAAATTGAAGACAGGCTTGTCTTTAGATATGGTGAGACAATGGAATCAGTTAAAGAAAAAATTTATAGTAGGGACAAACTACTAACAATAATAAATAAAGAAGAAATCGAAAAATTCTAATGGAAGACAACGCACAAAACTCAGACGAAATAATAAATAAAGCTATTTCTGATCCAGAAGCTACAATACAATCTTTAGATAAAGCTAAAGAAGCTATCCAACAGTTAATGAACACTAAGAAAGAGGCTGAAAGTAGTATGCAAAATGAAGCCGAAAAGGATGAGGAAGCTAATTGGTCATTCGGTGATACAATTGACACCCTTTTATCCAGATTAACAGGTGGGTACACATATTATGAATTACCTTGGGATAGGAGACATCCAGTTAAATTTGATGAGGAAAGATATAACATTCAAGATGAGAGTGGGGATACTGTTGAAACAACAGATAAAGATGGGGTAATTGATTACGCTAACACCGTTTTTCATTATGATATGCAAGACAATGAAGAGGAAGAGTTTAAAACATTTGAACAAGCTAAAGAGGCTCTGGAATCTGAGGGTAACTTTAAGGTTATAAATACAAAAGACACAAATCAATTAAGTTTGTTCCCATCAAAAAAAGTTGAACCAAGACAACCATCTTATGATACTGTTATTAGTAAAATGGACCCTATAGCTTATGAAGGTTTATTGGATAAATTGGGTAACAAATCGTGGATCGTTAAGAAAGTTGTTGAGTTGTTAAAAAATGATGAGCAGCAAGAAGCTTACAAAGAATTGAGAAGAATTTTGGATGTTTTAAAAGAAGAAACCGAAAAAATTGAGGAAAGTTTGGTTAATTCAGATATCTTTCGTATTATTGCAGAGTCGGAAAAACCAAAGTTAAACAAGTCCGATATTTTGGATTACATTAAGAAACAAAAAAAATCATAATATGAAAAATAATCAAATGCCATTGCCAACAAAAGCTCCAGTTGAAACGCCAGTAAAAACACCGTCACCAACGAAAAACCCATCAAAAATTGACATCCCAAAACCTAATGAGGATGAAAAAGGGAAACCAAAAGCTTAAAAAATTTGGTTAATTAAAAATTTTTACCTAAATTTGCCTTGTTAATAATAAACAAGGCATTTTTTTTATGAGAAAATCAGGACTACAGTTGGGTGATTACCCAAATTTGATCGCTAAATCAACGATTGACAAACTTTCAAAAAGAAACCACCCATTGGGTAAGTTACCTTACTACGATCAAAGTACGCACCCAGAGTCTTGGCGCGAAGAAATGATTGCCTCTGAAAGATACAAAGAATTAATTGATTCTTACTCAAATACATTTCAAATCCCAAAAGAGCTTATAAGCCCAATGGAAGTTATGATGTCAGCTGGTGGGGCGATGTTTCGTGCAACAAACATGGAAAGTGGTAAAAGAGTTGTACTTTGTGATTTAGCTGAAAAAATCATACGTGATGAGTGGAATCTTGGTTATGATGAGGTTATTTTTGATCTTGAGATAATGGAACCAGGTACTATTAAATTACCTGAGGAAATGAGTATGGAAACCCCTCTAACCCAAGAAGAAAAAGAGGAAATTGAGAATGATGAGGAGTTGATGGCTGAAGTTGTTAAAAGAAGAACAATAAACGCGTTCTCTCAAGGGGCGTCACTAAGAGCTCTTTACATATTTCACCTTTATCGTGATGATATTGAAAAAATTGTCCCTGATGTAATACCATTTTACCAAAAAGCTTTAATTGCTAACGATTTATTTTACTATCTAATTAGTGATGAGGATTTTCAACAACAAATTGAATCAAACGATTCTAATAATGCGGGTTACGTTGAGCTTGACTTTAGCGGAGAAATTCCTAAAATTATAGCAAAGGGTATGAATTTTCCGATTTTAATTCTGGAGATGACAAAAGGTATCATTTCGCTTTTCTCTGTCGCTGGTTTACCAAAAGAAGGGGCTAAAAAAGTTATTGATTATGCTGATACAATCATCGCCGAGTTATGGGATATTAGATTGTTCCCAACAATGTGGGGTAACTTACATGGTTTGATTGATGTTGATCATTATGACATTAAAAAATTGATTTTAATCGAGCTCTTTAAGAAAGACGCTGAAGATTTTATTGATTTCATGTCATTGGTTGAACATCGACCTGATTACGCGAAAAAAGAAATTGACTCAATAGCTAAGACCAAAAGGATGGAAATTATGGAGTACAATTTTAACAACGATGACCTTGATGGTATTAGTTTAAGTGATTTAGGACTATAATAAACTATTTATATGGAAAGAAACAAGTTTGAAAAAGCAAATTACGGACAAAAGAGAATTACTACTTGAGTTTACAAAATGTAGCCAAGACCCTTGCTATGTTATTGAAAGTTATTTCGAAACTTTCGATAAGACAAGGGAAGGTTATGTACCGTTTGAACTTTTTGATGGCCAAAGAAAGCTTGTTTCCAATTATAGAAAACATAGGTTTAATTTAGTATTAAAATACCGCCAGGCTGGTATATCAACGGTAACAGCAGCGTATTCAGCGGTGTTAACGGCGTTTGCTAGCCCAGACAGACCTGAGAAGGTGTTGATCCTTGCGAACAAACAGGAAACGGCGATAGAGTTCCAAAACAAAATCATTAACTTCATTAAACAATTACCTGAATGGGTAAATGTTACGTTTGATAAATCATCACAAAAACACGTTAGATTATCTAACGGTTCAGAAATTAAAGCCGTTGCAACATCCCAGGATGCCTTGCGTGGTTATACACCCACCGTCTTATTAATTGATGAAGCGGCCTTCGTTGAAGGTGGTCAAGAGTTATGGACAGCGTGTTTGGCCTCAATTGGTACTGGTGGTAAAGCTGTGTTAATTTCAACACCTAACGGCCTAGATCCAATCTATTACGCTTCATATGAAGGTGCTATTAAAGGTGACAATAGTTTCTGTGTAACACACTTAAAATGGTGGCAAGATCCACGATTCAACAAAGATTTAAGATTAGTTAAAACTAAGGATATTGTCGATTGGTTCCAAAAACCAGCTTCTGAGAAAGATGAGGATATTATTGAGTCAGCGATTGATTTACATATTGACGTGATTAATAAATTCATTAGCGAGGGTTATAAACCACACTCTACATGGTATGAAAACATGTGTAGGGATATGAACTTCAATAAACGTATGATCAACCAAGAGTTGGAATGTGCTTTTATTGGTTCTGGGGATAACGTTATCGAAGGTGAAGTTATTAGAAAACAAGAACAAGAAAATGTTAAAGACCCAGAACTTAAAGACAAAGTATGGGATAGTAACTTATGGATATGGAAGTTACCTGAAAAAGGTCATAGGTATATTTTAGCCCTTGACGTCTCAAGGGGTGACTCCGAAGATGCTACTGGTATGTGTATCATAGATTACGACACATTTGAGCAGGTTTTAGAGTACCATGGTAAAGTTCCGCCAGATATTGCGGCCCAATTAGTTGATCAGTATGGTAGAATGTATGAAGCGTTATCGACATTTGATATTACGGGTGGTATGGGCGTTGCATCAACACAAAAACTTAAAGAGTTAAATTACCCTAAAAAATTATTGCACTATGATAAAGATGGTGATAGTAACAGCATGTACTATATACCAGATGAAAACGCTATACCAGGTATAAACTTTGCTTCAAGAAATAGAAGAAGTCAAATTGTTGCTGCGTTAGAAGAAGCGGTATCTAGGGGTGGATTTAAGATCAGAAGTGAAAGATTGACGGCCGAACTTAAAAAGTTTGTTTATAAGAACGGTAAACCAGATCATATGAAAGGATCACATGATGACCTTATTATGGCCCTTGGTATGTGCTTGTTTGTTGCCAACACCTCGTTTAAAAGATTACAAGAATCCGATAATATGACTAGGGCTATGTTAGATAGTTGGAAGATAACAACTAACAACGTAAAAACAGATGCGGACTATTTATTAAAAGATGTAACAAGTTCACCAGACCCTAATAAATCGTACTATGACGCTGATAAACTTGATGCAAACACCACTTTATCAAACACTAAAGAATACAATTGGTTATTCGGGGCGAATAAAAGAAAATAAAAATAATTTTAAACTAATTTAAAATGGGAAATATCTTAATTAAACAAGCTAGAAGTAGTGGACCAGGTTCGGTTTCAATTATTAGGTCAAAGGAAAAAGAAAGCGGTAAATTAGACGGTAGGGCTCTACAAAGAAACGTTGACGCGATAAAATGTTCACCAGAATCTGATGGTACAACAACATATGTACAAAAAAAAGAATGGGATGGGGATTCCGAAAACTATAAATTCCCACCTTATGTTGAGTGTGAATACGTAAATTAAAAAAATATGACAGATAGATTAACAATATATCAAAGACTTAATAGAACTTTAGGTAATGAGGTTGATGGGCCAAAATACGTCATTGACCCAAGCTCGTTCGATGGCCTTGGTGGTGCTGAATTGGATCAAAA